TACAGCCTCGGCAATGAGCGCATCGGCAATGTTTACAGCATCCATAACAACCTGATTTACGCTGAGCCATTGGCGATCAAAGGTAGCCGCAAATCTGGTGTGCCCGGAGGTTGGGTGGATTCAATCGCTAAGGACATTCAGACTTACGTTGACGCTGAAGCGGACCGTATTGGTCGAAACTCATGAGCCTAAACACTGTTCGCTCCTACATCGAAAACCGTATTGCAACGGAGTTTGCGGCAGCACCAGCACTACAGGTTGCCTATCAAAATGTCCCGTTCACTCCGCCCAACAACGCAAGCTGGATCCAAACCAGCATCCTTTGGGGCGATTCCGCTTACATGACCATCCTCACCACGTCATCCCGTGGCACTGGCGCAGGCTTTGACCGTCGTAACGGCACACTGGTCTTCAATATCTTTAGCCCCCGTGGTCAGGGTCCGGGAGCTGGTTTGACTATCGCTCAGCGTTGCATCGCTCTGTTTTCACGTTTGCAGCTAGAAAATATAAAATTTGACGCCGCAAATGGCCCCCGCACCATCGAACCCTCGTCACCGGAAGGGTTTTCACAGACGCAAGTGGTCATAACTTTTGAGGCTTATGAGCAAAGCTAGAATCTGATCAGCCACTACCGTTCACAACATGGCTGTCACTGTTTTGTCCGGTACGTCCGGCGCTCTGTATTACAAACCCGCTGGCACCACCGGAACTTTCGGTGAGTCTGGCGTGAATACTTCCACCGAAACCATCACCGTTGAAACCTACCTGAACTTTAAGGTTGGCGATCCGGTGAAATTCCGTGTGGTGAATAGCCAAACTGGCGAAGCCGGCTCCGGTACTTTGCCCGCTGGTCTTGCTGCTGGCACTACTTATTACGTCATTGCCTACACGGCTAGCTCTGGCGCGCTTCAGGTTTCAGCAACTTCTGGTGGTGCTGCCGTCAACATCACCGATGATGGCACCGCCGCTGCCCCTAACGAGTTTGAGGTGTACTACGCCGATTACGCCGCTGTGGGTCAAGTGCGTTCGTGGTCTTTCGAGATCAACCGCGCTGAAATCGACGTAACCACCATCGGTCAAACCGCCGGTCAGTACGCGCCTTTCCGTGCTTACATTCCGGGCTTTGCTGATGGCAGCGGCTCCGCCAGTGTGTATGTCACCAACGAAGACAGCGCACTGTCCAACCGCATGGTGGAAGATGTGCTGCAACGTCAGCAAGTTGGTTGCGCCTTCAAGCTGTATACCGACAAGCAAAGCACTGAGGCTCTGAGCCGTAGCATCTCCATGGATGCAGTGCTGTTGACAGCCAGCCTGAACATCAACCCCGACGATGCCCAGCAGGTTGACCTGACCTTCCGCCCGACTGGCGTACCGACCTTCGATTTCAGCACCTCAGCCTGATAAGCTGATTCGGTCGTACTTCTTAGCCCTCAGGTTGCACTGGGGGCTTTTTTGTGCGTAAAGTGATAACGAACGACCAATTTTTATGCCCGTACCAACTTCGACTGCTCTGGCGCGTCTGAAAAAGGCGGCAAATCTGACCCCGATCAAACGGGTGGTCAAGCTGGGTGACGGTAGTGAGTTTGAGTTTTACGCCACTGCATTGACCATGGCAGAACGTGAGCGGGCGCAGAAGATGCCCGGAAGCGATGACCCTAATGGCTTTGCGTTGAACCTGCTGGTTACTAAGGCTATGGATGATACTGGGCAGCGGTTGTTTCAGGCTGGCGAAATTGCTGAGCTGAAAAACGATGTGATGGATGCTGACCTGCAGGCTCTGATGCTGGCGATTATCACTAATCCAGAGGAGGAGCAGGCTGTTGACATGAAAAGCACTAAAGGCTGAACTCAAGAAAGACAACCTGTTGCTGCTGCAGCTTGGGGTTGCCAAAGAGTTGGGTTATACGCTGGCGCGATTAAATAATGAATTAACGTTAGAGGAGTTGCTGTTATGGAGCAGTTATTTTGACCTGCAAAACGAGGAGCAAGAGCGTCAAATGAAGCGCCGGCGGTAGACTGCTGATAGCAAAAGGGTTGTGTCGTGTCGGTCGTCGCCAACGTTGCGCTAAATCTTGATACCCGTGGTGTACCGCAAAAACTGCGTGAGGTACAGGGTCAGGCGCAACAAACTGAGCGGGCTTTTGACAGTCTTGGCAATACCGTTGGTCGTCTTGTTAAAGCCTATGCCGCATTTCAGGCGGTCAAGTTTGTATTTACTCAAGCGGCGGAAGTTGAAAGCCAAGCCAGAAGCCTTCAGGTATTAACTGGCAGCGCGCAGAAAGCAACACAGATTATCAAGCAGCTTCAGGATCTTGGAGCGGTTACACCATTTACAAGTTCCGAGTTAATTGATGCGGCCAAGCGTTTACAGGCGTTTGGTGTCGCTACCGAAAATGTTGTTGATATTACCCGTCGTCTTGCTGATGTAAGTGGTGCAACCGGCGCGGAGCTGCAAGGTCTTGTTACCGCATATGGGCAGGTTCAAGCTAAAGGCAGACTGCAAGGCGAGGAGCTACTGCAGTTCCAAGAGCGTGGTGTTGCGCTGCAAAAAATCCTAAAAGAAGAATATAAGTTAAGCGGCGATCAATTCCAGAAAGCACTTGAAAAAGGCCAAATTGGTGCGGCATCTGTTGAATATGCGCTTAAGAAATTAACTGATGCTGGCGGAAAGTATGCCAACGGCGCCATTGCTCAAAGTGATACTCTCAACGGCAAACTCAGTACACTGCAGGATTCTTTCCAGCGTCTTGCTCAAAATATCGGCAAGTTTTTTGAACCTGTATTCAAGTTCTTAATTGATGGCGTCAACGCGCTGATTGAACGCCTTAATAATGCACAACGTATTGGCGTTGAAGCGCAGGCATATCAAGAGGCAAATAAAAGAACAAAGATGCGATTTGGCTTGCGTGCGGCAAATCCTTTTGATACTGAAGTTCAACAATATCGTGAGCGCCTAAGAAAATCATTGGTGACTTCCGGCATGGGCGTGGCGGCTGCCCCCACTGCTCCGTCTGTTCCGGCTGGCGCTCCTCCTGCATTGCTGGCGCCTTCTGGTGGCAAAGGTGGCGCGGACAAGGCTGCACGCGAAGCCAAGCGACTGGCAGAGGAATTAAGGCGCTCCTTGGAAACCGGCGATCAACTTGGCGTTCAATTTTCCCGTCAGGTTGTGCAACTTGACACGATTTCCGAAACGGAGAAAAAACGCAATGAAATTCAGTTTCAGTTTGAGGATCGTGCGCGGCAGATTGCAGAGTTAAAAAATCAAGAGCAGAAAATAAATCTGACGGCGCTAAACAATGAAATTCGGCGCCTTGAAATTATTCAGTTGCAGCGCGAAGAACTTAAAAAGCAGATAGATGATTTTTATAGCCGCGTTGGTCTTCAAACCAAAGAGTTTGGCCGTGGTCAAGGCGCATTCCGTACAGACATCAATCTTGACCCAAGCGCAACAACATCTGAAGCCGAAAAAATGAAGCAAAAACTAGATGAATTGATCAAAGCCGAAAATCAGGTCAAGGCTGGTGCCGAAGCTATTGGTACTGCCTTTGGCGGCGCATTTAGAGATTTGATTGCAGGTGCAACAAGTGCCGAGCAAGCATTTGCCAGTCTGATGCAAAGCATTGCTGACCATTTCTTAGATATGGCGGCTCAGATTATTACGCAGCAGATAACAATGATTATTTATGGCACCATCATGAAAGCCTTGGGCATTGGTGGTGGTGGCGGTTTATTTAGTGGTGCTGGTCCTGTTTCTGGCACTGAGGCATTTGGCGCTGGCGGACCTTCATTTAATCCCGCCGCTTTTGGTGGTGCACAACTTTTTGCTGATGGTGGCTTTGTTACTGGACCTACTCGCGCCGTTGTTGGTGAGGCTGGAAATGAGTACGTCATCCCAGCTAGCAAGATGCGTGGCGCCATGAACCGCTACGCCGCCGGTGCCCGTGGATCCGCCGTAATTCCCGCAGGCGATAGCGAAGGCGGCATGGGCGGAACCGCCACGTTGGCTCCGGGCGCCATTGATGTTCGCTACACGGTGGAGCGCATCAACAGCGTGGATTACGTGACCGCCGACCAATTCCAGCGTGGGATGCAACAGGCTGCCCAACAAGGCGCCGCCCAAGGCGAACAACGCACACTCCGTAAGCTGCAAATGTCTACCAGCACCCGTAAGCGGCTTGGGATGTAATGGAACTAGCGATTGGCAATTTCCTGACCTTCACCGACAACGGGGTGGTGCGTCAACGCTTCCAAAACTTCTTCATCAGCGAAACGATCACCTACGCCGGCAACCAATACGGGTTTTTGCCGTTTGGCTTTTCGGGCGTCACGGTCAACAAAACTGGCGACAACACCGATGCCAGCCTGATCCTGCCAAACAATACGTTGAGTCGTAACTGGGCGGTCGAAGCACTAGACAACCGCTGGCTGGCACACGTTCTGGTGATGCTGCTGGATCCCGATGACCGCACCAGCTTCACATTGCTGCACCAGTATTACGGCCTTGTGGCTAGCGGCAACTGGAAGGAAGCCGAGCTGAACCTGACGCTAAACACAGTGTTGGATGCTGTTGGCGCCGAAGTCCCCCAACGCCGCCTGACCCAAAAATTGATCGGCAACATTCCTGCTACCAGTGGTGTCAGATTGCAGTGATTTGATCGGTCGCCCGTTTGTGCATGGGGCAGACGGCACTGGCGACGAGATCGACTGCATCCACTTGGTTTACACGGTGCTGGAACGCCTTGGCATCGAAACGCCACCATTCAAACAAGACTGGTACACAGCCTCAACACAGCAGGTGGCACGAGACCTGTTGCGATGGGGTCGCCGGATTGAACGACCCGAGTACGATGGGGACATCTTGTTGCTCCGCGAGAGTAATTGGGCATTTGCGGTGACATGGCAGACCGGAATCCTTTACATCAACCGGCATCTGCAGAAAGTCGCTTGGGGTCCGGTGTCACTATTTACCGCCCCAATTTGCTTCCGTACGAGAGGCAAATCATTGAACTTGCTGGCGTAACTGAAGACGAGTACAGATTTTTTGTCAAAGAAGCATATCACCGCGCCAAGATTCGTCCCGCTGAATACAACGCAGTCCCAGAGGTTGTCAACGATGCTGCAACACTTACCGCACTTGCTGTCAGTTTGCTTGTTGGAGCTGTATCTACTGCCGCGTCTTATTTATTAACGCCAAAGCCAAGGCCGCCTCAGGCTCAACAGCAGCAAGGCACAACACAACTAACCCTCGACAGCATTGTTGGCGGGCAGCGTTTTAGCCCCACCTTCGGTTTTGATAGTCAGGCAGAACTCGCCAGTTACGGCGATCCCATCCCCATCATTTTTGGTCGTTGGACTGGAACAACCGGCGGCATGTTGATTACACCCAAGCTGGTGTGGTCCCGCATGTTCAGCTACGGGCGCCAGCAAGGCGTAAAGCTGCTGTTTGTTGTTGGCGAACAAGGCGTTGCAGAGGGTATTGCACCTGATGGAATCGACCCGCCGCCTGCACTAGAAGGTATTTTCTTGGGCAACGGTGCGCTCGACGCAATTTACGAACAGTCATTTGCCTTCTACTGGAAGCGCAACACCACTACATCCGGTTTTTCGCGGATGCGTGCTGTCAACTTGACCTACGGCACTCGTGGCTCACTGGCATCAGGTGATCCCGAAGGTTACGACGATATTTATAGCTGCCCCACTCGCGTCAGTGAAAACGACACTGGCTTTAGTGCTGCCCATAGCCTGAGCAACAACGCCGAATTTGGTTGTTACGACCCG